AGAACTTCTTCTGAAAAAACGCGAAGAAATCCTTGCTTTAAAAGAACGGGAATTATCCCGGCAACGTCTTCAACTTGAAACCATCAAAGTCCTTGAAGAACGGAAACTACCCGTTCGTTTCGCAGACTGGCTGATAGGGGAAGATGGGGATACAACGTTTAACAATGTTAAGGCGTTTGAAGAAGCGTTTAAAGAGGCCGTGAATGAAGAAATCAAGCGCAGAATTCCGCAAATAACACCTAGGGTCGGGAGTGGAACCAATATTAGCCCGGGAAACGCCTTCGATTCCATGATTCGGCGGGCAGCCGGGAGAAAACGTTAAAACGGAGGTTTATTGAATGTCACTGATAACAAACAGCCCTGGGGGCGGCACAGCGTATATGACCACTGAAGACGATGCAGCGCCGCTCATTCCCGAAGAGGTCAGTAAAGAGATTATTAAAGGAATCAATGAGGAAAGCACAGCCCTTTCTCTGTTCCGGCGTCTCCCCAATATGAGTTCAAGAACTCTGCGTATGGCAGTTCTCGACTCGCTTGGGTCGGCATCTTTTGCTACTTCCACGGTCACTGACCAGTTCGGCGGGGAAGATACTGGTGACCTGTTCTCCGGGAACAAAGACCCGTATGAAACCGGTGTTCCTGCAAGGAAGGCCACGCACCAGATGGAATGGGATAATGTCTGGATCACCGCCGAACCGCTCGCAATCATTCTCCCGATTGGGGAGGATGTTCTGGAAGATTCGGCGTATCCGATTTGGGAAGAGGTTCGCCCGAAAATCATTGAAGCGTTTAACGCGAGAATTGATTCGGCAATCATTTGGGGAAACAACCGGCCTACCACCTGGCCTATCGGTATCATTCCCGGGTGTTTCAACAGTGGACAGACTCTTGTCGAAGAATCCGTTCCCGAAAATGTTGATGTTGCGGATGATATCTCCGACCTGATGACGATTCTCGAAACACAAGGGTATAACCCGTCCGGGTTCATAAGCGCGATTTCTTTCAAAGGCCAACTGCGGAAACTGCGTGACCAGAACGACAACCTGATTTTCCAGAATTCTCTCCAGTCTGGCGTCCCGGCAACCCTTCACGGTCTTCCCATCAATTTCCCGATGAACAACACGTTCAAGGCGTCGGTTGCAAAACTTCTGGTCGGGGATATGAATCAGGCGGTCTACTCCATTAGACAGGATATCTCGTTCAAAGTCTTCACAGAAGGCGTGATTCAGGATTCCAATGGTAGTATCATCATGAACCTGATGCAGAATGATATGGTCGCGCTTCGCGTAACCATGCGTCTTGGATGGGCAATTCCAAACCCGATCCATGCAATGCGGCAGAGAGCGACCTCTTACCCGTTCGCAGCACTTCTCCCGCCCGTTGTTGCCGGAACACCCTGAATGGGGGATTAATCCCTCTCCCCATACATTTTGGAGGTTAACATGGTGAATACAGTTAAAAAGACAATCCAACTGCTTAAATTCGCTTGGAGAGCAAACCGCTTAAATATGGTTGAATTTGGGAATAAAGATACTCCGATTCGACTCTATTTCGTCCGTGACGACCTTGTTGCGTTCCAATTCCCACTTGAAGCGGTAAATGGGACAGTTGAAGAATCATTATACATCCTGAACAACGCGAACCTTGAACACCACAAAAAGCGTAGAGCCGTCACAAGCATCGAAGAAATCGATGACACTTACATCGTTGACAAGAAGACGTTTGAAGCGATGTTTCAAATGTTAAGTGCTCGCATCGGGCTCGCTTCTGGATTCATTACCGCCCCAACGGTTTCAAGTCGTGAAACGGACACGACCGGGGAAAATATCATTATAACATTCAGCAAAGCGATGCTCCCGCCGTTTTCTACCTCAGAGTTCAGCATCACTCTTAACGGGGGAACACCGTTTCATCCGGTTGCGGTTGAAATACAGAATCCCGGGACAGACACGAAATATAGTCTCAAACTCCCGACCCTCCTGCCAATTAAGAACGGGGATACCATAACGGTTGCATATACCCGGGGAAGTGTTCTTGCGGCAGATGGTGGCGTTCTCGCGTCTTTCGCGGCAAGTCCTGTGGTCGATAACACCATCGTTCCCGAATATGTAAATGCTGTAACCGACGTTGATGGGGAATCTATCGAAATTGAGTTCAGTATGGCGATGGATACCCCGGGTGTGGATGCTGCTACCGATTTCACTATTCTGGTGAATGGTGACGAAGCAACCGGATTCTCACCGGAAACGGTTACGAATCACTCAACAAACACGAAAATACTCGTTCTTGGAATTGAATCGGGGAAAGAATTCATTTCAACCGATGAGATCCTTCTGAATTATGTCGGGGAATCAATCAAATCAACCAAAGGCGGGAAACTGAAGGATCTTATCCGTAAAGAGGTTGAAAACAACGTAACAGCGACCTGATAGGAGCGCGAAATGGTCGAGAATGAACAAGATATCATCCGGGCCGCATCGTTAGACTGGATTAACGATTATTGCGGGCAAGCATTTATCGACGGTGAACTCCCGGGTGGCGTTGAATTGGCGTTGCGTCGGCTTGTCGAATCGTTGGATACACCCGTCAACGTCGCTAGCCAGTCAGTCTCGGATGTATCTGTATCATTCTTCCGTGGGACCGATGGGACGCTACCAACTGAGGTAAAACGGTTACTTGAACCGTATATCAGAATGCGGACAATATGACCCCGGAAAACCGTATCCCGGACCTATTGAACGAACTTGAGTACTTAGCAACCCACTTTGTCGAGATTGGCATATTCTCTGGTTCCGACCGTGAAGACGGCACTCCCATGCTGATGATTGCATTCGTGCATGAATTCGGGATGGAAATCCCAAAACGGAACACTGAAGAGATAAAAGCCGATAAAAACGCGGTGACAAGCCCGTATATCACCATCCCCGAGCGGTCTTACCTCCGGGCGGGGTTTGATGCGAATCTCGACAAAATCCATCGGGAATTTGAATATCTTCTGTCGCAAGTGCTCGAATTGAAAATCTCCGGGAAAACCGCCCTGGAACTCATTGGAGCGTCTGTCACCACGAAGATTCAAGATTTCCTGGTCGAATTGAAAGAACCCCCGTTAGCGGAATCGACAATCCGGGCTAAAGGGTCGTCTAATCCGTTAGTAGACACTGGGCAATTGATGAATTCAATTACCTGGAAAATCACGGAGGTTTCCGCATGATTGGGGCGAAGGTTGCCTGGGGCGGGAAAGATTTCGAGATTAAAGACGTTCTCCCGTATGAAGGATGGTTCGATTGGGAATCGGTCTTCTCATCGTGGGAACTCCCTTACACGTTCACGAAACCGAGTGAAGGGTATCATGACATGGAGAACGGCGGGGTTTGGGTTCCGGGTGAACCGGTTGTTATTGAACAAACGGCCATCATTCTCCCGCTAACGCCCAAAGACCTGAAATATGACATTGGAGGTTCATATACACGGCAGGATATTAAGATTTACATCAAAAGCGTTGATGGCGGGTTTACAATCTACTTTGCCGCCCGGATTGGGGAGAGTGTGTGATGTTTAATATCACGGTTCACAGGAACTGGATAATAAACCAGTTGTATACGTTCATCGGGATTCCAATCGTTCCAAACGGTGGTCCACGTCCGAAGAAACCGTTTGTAGCGTATACGATTCTTTCCCCATATATCCCACAAGAATCCCCGCCTATCATCCAGTATTCAGACATTGTCAAAGAAACCACGGGCGAACCAGAAACCCCCGAAAGTCAGGAAGTGATTACAGAAAATTGGTGCAGGAAACAGCGTGTTGAGTATCCAACGATAGTTTGGAGTTTTACGGCTGTTTCCACCGATGTTAGTCAATGTTACAAAACAATTATGCAAATTCGGCAATGGTTCGAACTCAATGGGAAAGACGCGCTCCAAAGGGAGAACATCGTTGTAACGCGTGTTGAACCCGTGCTTGACAGAAGTTTAATCATCGAGGAGATTCAACCTGAATACAGAGTTGGATTCGATGTTGCACTTCGAGTATCAAGTAAAATTAGTATAGACGTCGAAACTATCGAATCCGTGGATTATACCACAGGTTCCAACATTTAGGAGAAACGATAAAATGACAGGAATTACGGACGTTAACGTAATTATCACCCGCGAAACGACCCCGGTCACGCAGGCTGGGTTCGGCCTCCCGCTCATTGTGGGAGCGAAAGGTACGACGGACTACGACGATCTCGGGTACTGTATCTGCAACACCCTTGCAGATGTTGCGGCCCTGGTCCCGGCGGAAGAGGGAGAACCGGGCACGCCGGGCACGCCGGGCACGGCAGGGACCGAAGTCTACAAGATCGCGCAGAAGATCTTTGCACAGACGCCTGCCCCGGAGAAGATCGCGGTCGTCTGGCTCGACATGACCACGCCGGAGAAGCTCGTGGCGGGGCTGACGGCGCTCATGGCGGCCGGGCACAACGACTGGTACTTCCTCCTCTCGGAGAGCCAGACGGCAGCGAACGTAGACGCGCTCGCGGCCTTTGCGGCTGCGAACGACAAGATCTACTTCGGCAGCATGACGAACACGGTGTTAGGGACGCTCGACGACACGACGCTCGCCCTCGACCGGGCAGTCATCCTCTGCCACGAGGATGCAGCGACACAGTACCCCGCAGAAGCGTGGGTCGGTCGGTGCGCTCCGGAGCTCCCGGGCTCGATCACCTGGAAGTTCAAGACGCTGTCCGGTGTCAGTGTGTCTGGCTACACTCCGACGGAGATTGCCGCAATCAAGGAGATGCACGGCAACGTGGTCGTCTCCCAGGGCGGCATCCTCCACACGACCGAAGGAACCGTTCTCTCGGGCGAGTTCATCGACGTGATCCGGTCACAGGACTGGGTCAAGGCCCGGATTGCCGAAGGGGTGTTCCGGCTGCTCGCAACGTCGCCGAAGGTCCCATACGATGATCGGGGGATCGCGATGGTCCTCGCGGAGGTGCAGGGCGTCATGCAACAGGCGACGGCGCAGGGCATCATCGCCCGTGACGCGGACGGGAACGGCATGTGGTCCGTGACCGCACCGAAGCGGAGCGAGATCGCCGCGAACAACATCGCCAACCGCGTCCTGCCGGACGTCAAGTTCGAGTTCACCCTCGCCGGCGCGATTCACAGCGTGACCGTGCGTGGCGTGATCAGTGTGTGAGGTGATAAGAAATGACTGTCAGAAACTACGACCCTGAAGACTATATGCTCGTGTTCGCCGGCCGGACCATCACCGGTCTCGCCGACGGAACCCCGATCACCGCCGGGAAGGACGCGAACCGGTGGGAGACGCATGTCGGCGCCCAGGGAGAGGTGTCGCGGAGCCGGAACCGGAACCCGCTCGGTCACATCACTGTGACCCTCAAGCGGACCAGCCCGGACCTCGCATACCTGATCCAGAAGGCGAACAGCGACGACGTTGACCCGGTGCACCTCGTGGACCGGAACACCGGTGAGATCACCGCCGGCGGATCCGAAGCCTGGGTAGAGAAACTCCCGGACCTCACGGCTGCTGCGGGGGACAGCGTGCCGGATATTGAGTTCACGATCCGCATCGCCGACTATGAGGTGCGGTGATGGCGGAGAAGAAGGTCGAGATTCGGGGTGTCGAGTACACCCTGAAGAAGATCCCGCCCCGCGAATGGGCGCGGCTCCGGGACCGGTGCAAGAACCGGTTCGGGAACATCATCGAGGAGAAATTCCTCGCGGAGGTCCTCGAGCACCTGGTCGTGAACCCTCGTGTTTCGCTTGACGATTTCGAGGACTGGGATGTTTGCCAGGAGGTCGCGAACGCTGCGATAGAGTTTCAACTCGGCGCAGGTATCGTGGAGTAGAAGCGAATACCGGCAGTTAGCGCGGAAGAATTGGTGGTTCTGGCGTCTAGTCCTATCCGGCACCGGGATCACCTATACCGACGCATCTCGGATGAGCGACGATGAGATCGAGGAGGCAAACGCCGCCTTGGATCTGCTCCAGGAGCAATTGAACAAGAACGTGCCGCGGAGGCGGCGGTGATATGGCAGCACTACGCTCTCTGATGATTGAGCTCGGTCTCACCGATGACGTCTCGAACAGACTCCGGGGTATCGACAGCCAGATTGATGGGA